TCCATTTGTGCTAACTGTTGATTAACCGCATCAGCACCTTCAGCTTTTATTTTATCCAAAGCAAACATTTCTTGAGCTTGCTGTGCTCTAATTTTTTGTGTGTTTTCGTTTGATAAAGCACCTACTCTTCCTACTCCTGCCGCTAATGTTCTTGCGTCTGCCTGTTGCAAAGCCTCTACATTTTCTCTCTGAGCTTGTGCATTTGCTTCATATGCCTGGTCGTAGGCTTCCGTAGGTAATTTTAAGCCTTCGTAAAAGTTTTTCTCTAATTTAGATTTAGCTTCAGCCATTAATCTACCTGCTGCTCTATCGGCATCTCTTTGCTGTTCCCTTGCCTTTCCTGCCGCTATTAAGTTTGCCGCTCCTCCTGCTGCCGCTCCACCTAAAGCTATTATTGTTGCTGTTGTTAATGCCATTTATAATATTTTTATCATTTCTTGCGTGTTACTATCTCCCTTCTGATAACCTAACTCTTGGTATATTTCAATTAAAGACTTACTCTTTAAAAGTGAATATACATATTTTTTTTCTAATGTACCCGCCAAACTTGTTATTGTCTGTACCAACATCAACAACGCCTCTTTTCTTATTTTTCTATCTTTAAATTTAAAGTTAGAAATAATCCATTCTAATAAAACTACTTTAGAATTTGTAACGTACATATAGCCTGCACAAATAGGCTCATCATTATAATAAACCATATAACCCATATCAGGTAAAAAATCTTTTGCGGGTGCAGTCCACTTCCAATCTTTCCACCAACCACACAATATATTGTCATAATCGCTATCACTTAGTGGTTTGATATTTAAAGCCATCTATGCAAAGATAATAAAATCTATGGATAACTTTTCATCACACTACTCCCTACAGAAAATAGCTCAACTGGTGTTGTATCATTATTTTCAAGCGTAAATCTCATAAAATATCCACGAGCACCATTTGATTCTGCAACTGGATTTTTATATATAAATCCAAAGTCTCCAGCGACAGGATTATTTAATACAGTAGTAACTGTTATAGTGTTAGTTGTTTGATTTACTCCAGTTATTATTCCTACTGGCCTAAAAGTTGTAGGCACTAATGCTGGTTGAAAATAAAGAGTATCACCTATACTTAATATACTTCCTAAACTAACTCCAAAAACTATATCTAAACCACCGCCTGGAGCAATATTTACTGCGGTTATATCGCCTATACCATTAGCCGATCTTAATTTAAAATTTATATTATTACTTTTATTTCTTATAAAAGAAAACCATTCTCCTTCTTTTTGTTCAAAGTAGGTGCTTAACATATCACCTACGCTTAGATCAGTAATTAGTTCTGTTACCCCCCAAGCAGCATCACTTTCTAAAGACATCGTTTTAAAAAGTTTTATTGTTTGTGGTTCAACATTAAACACCCCTGTCATTTTAGAGTTATACTGAACGCCATAATAATTATTTCTAGTTTCATTAGTATTGTGCCTGTATAACTGTCCTTGATGAAATGAATAGAAAAAGCTATTCATACCAATTAAATAATCTGGTAAAAATGAATAAAAAGATGGCCATCCTTTTACTCCGTCACTATATGATAAAGTTTCTTTTATTGCCATATTAACATTGTACGAAAGGTTCTAGCTTTCCATTTAATTGTTGTCTAACATACCCGCCAAATTGATAAAAACCATCTGCTGCTGGTATAGTTAATTTTTGATCGTCATATACTGCATAAGCAAAAACAAAGTTGCTTCCGTCATGCCATTTGTTTACTGTTGTTGCCATATTTTAATTTTTAAGGACATGATAATATACTAACTACAATACCGCTAGAATTAGATTGTATAAACATCACATCACCATTTTGTAAATAATAATATCCCATTTGTGCTATTATTCCCTGGTCACAAGGAACGGATGGGTTAGGGCCCGCAGTTCGCCAAACCTTGTCTCCTACTTGTGGGAAAGTTCCTGTTCCATTATGGAAATAATTAGTTGGTCTCATTGGTATACCTGCACCTCCGTTACACGCATCTACAAATAAACCTTGAACATCTGATGCTGAAAACTCAGTACAGTTTGAAGTTGGATTACACCCTATACAAGCATCAGTTGCGTCTATTGTAGAGTAACACATATTTTCATTTCTTCTATCTCTAAAATCCCAAACTAAATACAATGTTTGAGTGCTTGCTCCTATAGTAATTGCTGAAGAAGTAGCAGTATATATTTGATCTACATTGTTAGAATCAGGATCTGAACCTACAATCGGCCCTAAAGGAGTATTAAGTAAAGCTAAATTAAATGTAGCTCCTGAACTAGCTGGTAAATTATTATCAGGTATAACATAAAATCTATTCTCAGTATCACTAAATACAAAAGTGTCAGGCGGTATCTTATTTGAACGCATAGTAACAGTTGATCCGTTTGCTGGATACATTCCTAAAGAAGACTGTCCTGTATTAATTTGATATGCACTTACATTATCGGTTCCGCTAAATGTAACTTGCTCAGACTCTATAGGGCTTATAAACTGGCCATTACTCCAGCTATACTCATAATGAATAGTTTGAGCACCAGTTCCTATTAACCCACTTATTGGAGAGCCAAGAACGACTTTAACAACATTTATTGTTTGCGTTTCTACACATTGAGCAAATAAATTGTACGAAGACTCAGAGTTTGGAGTAACAGTAATAGTTGCTGTAGTTGGGTATGATTTAGTTTTATTAATTGTTATAGTAGTTGGATTTGTTAAATTATTATTAGTTGTAGTATTTCCATCCCAAACTATAACTACGTTTACATCCATAGTTCCTCCGCTTGGATTTACTATAACATCAAAGTTTCCTGTTGCACTTGTTACATCAACTGTTATTGATAAAGGAACTGTAGTGTTTCTTTTTTGAATTCTTGCACCGCACTCTATTGTTTCAGATGCCATAGGTATAGGGGTGTTGTTTGTAGAAAACACATACTCATCCATATAAGGATCATAACCACCTAATTTTTGCGTAGTCAACTGATCTGCAAATTTATTTCTAAAATAGGATCTCATACCAAAAGTAGAAATAACTTCTAATGTATCGCTTTCTAATCCTGCTCCTGTTAACTTTATTATAGCACCTCTTTTTGTATCGCTAAAATACATATCTCTACCCCAGCTTGTAAAACTTTCAGGATTAAAACTAATTCCATATTCTTCTATTCTAGCTATTTGTTGTCCTAATACTTCTGGAACTGAAACTATAGCTCCTCCTCCAGTAGAATCACTTATTAAGTTTTTACCAGCCAAAACGTATGATATTCTATCTTCTTGTAAAACTAATATATCTGTCTGTCTAGCGTGTAATTTCATAATAGGCCCGAATATTACCTCGCAATCTTTAAAGTTCACTAAGCCTAAATTAAATTCGTTTAGATTATTAATATTTGATGAATCACTAAATACACCACTATATGTTAAACTTGCAACTCTATCTTCCTCACGAAACGAAGAATTACTAACGGCTGAAACTCTTTCGCCTAACTTAAAAAAGTTAGAAGTAGGTAAATCTCTATATCTAAAACTTTCTACACCATTACCAAAAGAATAACAGTCTGCAAATGGTAAGTCTACTATTGCAGGTGTATTAGTTGATATTACTTGATTTTGATTTCCTACACCCGTACCTCCCATATGAGCAAGATCTCCATTTATATCTGGTAATATATTGTATGACTCAGAACTATCATAAAACAAGTCTGCATCAGCAATAGCTGGAGCTGTTTCAAAAGCCATAAAGTTGTTATTAATATTTACCGATATATCACATTCAATATGTATTGGTCTAAAGTCATAAGGCTTGATATTTTCACCACATTGACATATTCTAATAAATAAATTTAAAGGAGAGGCAGGATCGCCTGGAGTATTTTGTGTAAACCAAAACTGTAACTCATCATCTACGGCAGTTGGGCCGCCACCAAACGCATATAAAGTGCTGTAATATTTTGGTGTTATATCTATATCACCTGTACTACGCATAAATTCTGCTGGATTTAAACCTTCTTGAAACCAAAAATCTCTAAAGTCAACTGCGTCTGAAGATGCAATTCTAGTGTAACTAAATGGTGAGGTATTAATTTCTATTGTGTCTGGTGCAAACCACGCATAACCTCTCCATCCTCTTATTCTCATTACAACCTCAGACCCTGCTGGTATTTGATAATTAGTTGTTGGGGTTGATCCATCAGTTGGAGTAAATAAAGGATAACCTACTTTAGGATTACAGTTATTTGTCTCGTCTTCTAAAAACCCAAAATTAATAAATGTATTTGGGGCTGTTTTAGCAACATATCCTCTTGGTTGTAGCTTCATGTACAGCCCTGCTGGAGCTCCAGTAGGTAAGTTATTTTCGCCAGTAGACCCTCCTTTAGCTTTTCCCTCAACTGCTAAAACAGTAGTAGGCGTGTCTTTGTTAACAGCATTTCCTTTACTATCTATTTTAACAGTTAGTATATCAGCTTCTTTTACAAGAGAAGTTGCGTATCCTTGAAGTCTTACCCAAGAAATACTACTGTCTGCTATGTCTTCAAATATTTCTGTACTGTAAATTATGTTGTATGCCCCTAAAGATGGTTTTAATAAAAATTTATATTTAGACGCCCAATAAGGGGGTTTATTAAAAACTCTAGCTCTTATTGAATTTATATCTACAGAGTTTTCAGCACCAAAAAAAACAGTATTATTAGGAGAAACTTGTACTGTTGTTGATCTTCCATAATCATCCATATACATAATCCCTACCTCATAGTTTCTATTACTATGTAAACTTAAAGAATTAGACTTGTTTGTATAAAAAATACTTGCATCAGTAGATGCTGGAGGGCCTGTAGAGGTAAAAGAAAAAGCAAAATATTCATAAGCATTAACTACGTTTCCTCCCCCATCATCATACTGATATTGTACTGAAGGAATTTGTAATGTAAGAGTATCTCCCACTACAGTTTGTCTAAAACCTTCTTGATTTGGTATTAATCCTGATGTCCATATACCTGCTGTTTTAAAAACATAATTAGCAGGGTAAGTAGGCGAGGTAGGTGGTTGTATAATAGAGTAAAATTGATCTGATAAAGAAAAACCATATGAAGCAGTTGGAGATATTTCAGTTATTGTAGACCCTGCTGTTCCAGGAGTACCAGTCCCTATAGCCTCAGCAAATTCTACACTATTTAAAAACTCATTATATGTAGCGTAATTTTGTCTTGCAAAAATTCTCACAGTAATAGTTGGTTGGCTAGCTAAAGTATTAGTTTGAAAACCTGTTGGGAATAATGGATCGGCAGTATCTCCTTGTAAAGTAACTTGAAAACCGCTTGAACTAGGATAAGCAATAGAGGAAGTAAATTTTATATTTAATACAAATTCAGAAAATTCTAATATGGGTAGCGGTATATCTGATGTTGAAAAATCAAACTTAGCAGTTGATATAGGAACGCTTACTGGTGAGGATGAATTAATAATATTAGAAGCCCCGTTTGTTAATAAATTACTTGTTACTTGAGCCTGTCTTATTTGATCTGATACTTTTTCTAATTCATAATTTATAGGAATACTTTGTCCGTCAGCCGTTTCTATATTATATTGTTCAACGTAATTTCCATATATAAGGCGATTACCCATAATAGTTTGAGCCTTAGCAAATCTTGGTACATTGTCATACATTCTTAATAACTCATCACTACCTAATACTGTATATATTTTTGAATTGGTAAAACGATAACTTTGCGTGTCATTATCTGACCATCCTAAGTCTGCTTTGTCAAATCTTTCTATAACATTTATAGTGTTTTTTCCTGACTCTTTAAATAATAATTCAACGGCTTTAACTAATGGCCCTCCTGTATTAAAAGTAACATTAACACTATTAAAAATATTTTGCATTCCAGTATTGTAAAAATTACCATACTCATACTGAAAATTTCCTGCTTCAAAAGCTGGTAGCGTAAATAAAGAGGTTGCACTATATTCATCATCTAAATATTGATATCTATAAGCAAAACATAAAAATTTATCTTCTATAAAATTTTCTTGACCCACTACATTAGACAATGTTAAGGTTGGAGCAGCCAGTTCGTATTCCGTAACTCCTAAAGATGTTGTGTAAGAACTAAATCCTGGTGGTTTTACAATTACATTTAACTCTTCTTCAGTTATTTGATCTCCTGCTACATTAGGCTCAGGATAATTTCTTTTTATATTTATTTTTCTAGGTGGATTAAAATCGTCAGTAAAAAACAATAAATTTTCTATTAGATCAACACCTGTTATTAAATATTGTGGATTAAAATTTAAAACAGATTCACTTATTACATGATATGTTGTTGCCTGACTATTGGTGTTGTATGATAATATCATATCAACTTTATTAGTTGCCGACACAGCATTTGATGGGTCGTGAACAAACCAATAAATATTTTCTTTTACCCCGTCTTCAAACGCACCTATACATTTGGCGTTAGCAGATAAAGTAACGCCTTCGTGTGATATATCAGTTAGTATTGTATTTCCTTTAGAGTTTTCAACTGCACCTATGTCTGTGTTTTCAGTTGATCCAAGTCTTACGTTAAGTGCGTCTATGTATTGTCCTACAGGTACTAAGCGTTCATCAACGCTTTTATTCATTTTACCTGCTATAAAATTAGTGTTAATATCCATACTAAGTAATCTACCAGGGTGCATATTACTTAATCTTAATTTAGCATTTCTTAGTAAAGAAGATTTTTCTTTTCTTGCTCTATTAACAATATACTCTTGCACTCCATACTTACTGTTAAGTAGTGAATATCTTATGTATGCGTATATAAATTCTTCAAATAATTTGTTTACATTAATTTGAGAATTATCTCCATTCTTCATTCCATCAGAAACATATTCTAGAACTACTGATTTACCACTCATATCTGAACTAAAATATATTGCTCCTTCTTGTTTATTTATTGTAAATACAGGATTTACATTTGCTGTTTCTGTGTTTAAACCAAATCTATCTCCTATTTGTCTTTCAAAATACCAACAACCATCTATACAATAACCCATACAGTTGTTAAAAGGCCCTTCTCCTAAATAAAGTTTTGCCATTCCATCACCCTGCCTAGATAAATCTACTTGAGAATTTTCAGGTTTTAGTACATTACCATTAATATCAAATAATATTTTTGCATTATTGTCTTGTAAGTATGCACTACTCCACATTGTCTGAATGTTTTCAGTCATAGGATATAAAACACCATCTCTATAATAAGATATTCTTACATAGTTTACATAATCTTGAGGTAGAGTAAATCTAATTTGAGAATCTACTGTTAGCTGAAGGATTTTTATTTCCTTCATAGCATCATAATTTAATTCTTGTATACCTCTTTTTGCATGAAACAAAACTTGATATCTTTCTACATTATTTAGTATTTCGTTATTACCATTATATATAAGCATAAAGTTTGAAACTATGTCCTCCAAACTTACATACTGATACGAACCCCAATTTTTGTCTAATGGAGAAGCACCGTTATTTTCATAATATTGATAATCAGTAATATATGCCATATGTTATACTTGTATTTGGTTTTCTTGAACTTCTTCGGTTGATCCAAAGTTATATACTTCACTCTCTCTAATTTCTATACCAGCATATTGACAGATTTTTGCCACTAATCCTGGTTCATCAGATAATGGCAATTCAAAATCTTGATAATCGGCTGCTGCTGCATTAAATAATGGTTCTCCAGCAACTATAGAATTAAATGTCCATTTAGGTGGTTTAGGATATCTTATGTATTGCGTTTTTATTGTACCTTCAGTTTGAATAGAAGTAGGATATACTGTTATTGTATTTCCGTCTAAAACATAAGCAGGAAACAAAGTAGATGGTGCTGTTAAAGTTGAGCTAGTTAAGTAAAACAATTTATTTTGACTTACTCTTTCTACCTCAACTATTGTGTTTGCATCAAATATACTATACCCCTGTCCTAATGCAGGAAATATATTTGTTGCTAAATTAAGAGTAGTTTGATTTGCTACTGAGTTTACAAATGATTGTGCTAATGTAGTTGTATTTACTACTATACTTCCTGTTGCAGGAAAAACAGTAAAACCAGTTGCTCCTGTATCAAATCTTGGTGGAGATGGTTGACCTGCTAAATTTGCATTTATAAGCTGATTTGCGTTTGCTGCCGTTGTAGTACCCGATGTTAATAGGTTTTGATAATAGAATATTTTATTTATTAAGTAATAATCACTAGGCAGGTTCCAAGTATTTGCCGTTCCTCCTGCTAAAAATGCTTGAACTGAAAATGAATCAATAACTTCTTCTAAACTTTTTACTATATCTGCATAACCCGTTCCTGACTGTCTTAAATTTTCTCTATTTATATATTGATTATATTGATAAAAATAATCTTCAAACAAATCCATCTGTGCCTGTTGAGCATACAGATTGAAGTCTTGAGGAGATAAGTATCCGTAATTATTTTTATTCATAATTGCCAATACTGTATTCCTTACGTTATTTATCATAGCCATAGAAAATACATTTTAAATATTTACAAATATAGCAAAAAAAAAGAGGTCACTTTTTTTGTGACCCCTTTTAAAATATGGTACTTACTATTAAGAGAAAGCTAGGCTAGTTACTTCAACTTGACCTCCACCTGCATCATTTATACCATTTAAATTCAGGTTAAATGAAGGAGACGTCCAGCCAGTTTGTAAAGCTGTAATCATTGCATCTTCAATAGCATCTCTTACTTCTTCGTTGTTTGCAGCCATCACATCGTGATTAACTGTAACTTTTTTTCCAGAAGTGTAGAAAATATCTACTGCACTTGTAGACGCTTGCTCAACAATAGCTACATCGTTAATTAATGCGATTTGTCTTTGCTCGTTTTTAACCAAAATACTTAAATACTTTTGCATAATAAAAAATTTAAGGGTTATGTGAGATTATTCTCGCTACAAATATACCTATTCTATTTGTCTTTCTTTAGAGCGTTTTTCAATAACTTAAAAGTTTCAATACCTTCATCTGATTGCATATATGATGCAACAATGTAATTTGGATCTTCTCCAAAAGGTATAGTCAAAATTTTACTTTTGTTTTTCTTTAAGTTAAAATAAACATCTTTTTGATTGTTTCTAAAAGCTAACAATCCTTCAGAAAAAAACTGCGAGACTTTATCTTGTAAATCTAACATAGGATCATCAAGAACTTCTAAAAATTCAAAAGGTTGATTTTTTGCATAAATTAAAACATCTCTTTTAAGTTCAGGAGTAGACATATTATCTACTGCCGCCCCTAAGAAAACTCTACATACGCTAACTAATTTATCTATGCTTAAGTTTCTTGCTAAAATTTGTGCATCTAATTCAGCCTCAACATATTCTAGTTCTTCTTTAGCTTCTTTCTTTTTATTTATTTCATAAAAGATTGTTCCATTACCTGGATGTATATGTAGAAACTTTTGTAATACTTGATTTTCTTTAGGTACTACTAACATACCATCTTCAAATACTATTGGCTCTAAAATAGCATTTCCGTCTTGCTCATCTTCAAAAGGACTCTTTTGATTTCTAGCATAACGAAGAGGTCTATTTACGCCTGTTTCTTCATCAAAATATAATAATGGGGATCTTCTGTTGTGTCGTGAGGATAACATAAACGCTAATGGCGTTTTGTTACTTGCAAGTCTATAGACTTTTGTTTCAAATATTGGTTTTGGTTTTTTCATTTTATTTAATTTTAATTTAATTTAAAAGAAAGAGGGGGCTACTAATAGGGCGTTTACATGCGTGACTTTCGCCCCCTCTGTTCTAAATACTACTATCTAATTACTGCTGAAAGATAAAGAAGTTATTCGCTCCTAAAGTACATACAGCTCTTTCAGATAAGAAACTAACAGTCATACTATCACTTGTGTTAGTTCTTGCTGCTCCAGCCGAACCTGTAATCCAAGTCTTGTAACGTCTGTCTTCAGTTTCTGAAGCTCTGTATCTAACATGAAGGAATGGTCTCTTTGCATTCTTTCCTAAGATTTGGTCATAAACTGTAGTAGAACCTGCTGGAACCATAAGTCCATTTACTCTACCACCTTCTATATCACCTCGCATTGCAGGGTCATTTAGATATTTCCAGTCAGACTTGTAGAAGTCATAACCTCTACGGAATCCTGTGAAACCTAAGTTTAATGCCATATCTTTATCATTATCAAATAATCCATATGAAGTACCACCTGCTCCGTAAGAGTTTTGTGCTGCTAACATATCATCAATATCAAATGAGAAATTTCTATTTACAAAAAGAACATTTTCTTCAATAGCTCCTTGCTTATCTAGTCTTTGAATAACTGAGTCAAAACCTGCTAGAGTAACTGGGTTACCACCACTCCATACGTTTCCTCTGTTTTCAACTGCCCAGAAAATACCATCAGATCCTGATTGGTTTGCAACTGATAAACCAACACCTGTATCTTGGATGAAATCTCCAGCTCCAGAAGCTGCATCTGCTGGTACAGTTTCTACCATTGCAGTTTCTAAGTAATCTTCAAAACGCATTCTAGTTTCATGCTCTGATTTTAAATACCATAGGTATCCGTTTGCTCCATTTTCAGTTGTAACTTCAATCCAACCGATTTGAGCCATATCAGAACCATTAACTGTATAACTGTCTTTAATGATTATTGGCTTGTTGTCAAAGATTAAATCTTGAGACTCTAATGAACCTTGCATACCATCAGTTCCTTTAGCAAATTCAGATCCATAAATGAACATAGATGCAGTTGTTCCTGCTCCTGCCCACGCTTGTCCTGTAGCTTCATAGTATCCAACTGTGAATACGTTTGGAGCTGCTGCTGTAGGTGCTACTGTTACGATAGCTTTGTTATATAAAGTCGTTCCATTTGTATCAAGTGAAATCATAACTGTCTGACCTTGTCTGATTGCTCCAAAACCATTTGCAGGTGCTGAAGATGCTGGAGGTGAAGCTGGATTTACTTGTGCTAAAGGAATAGTCCATACTGCTGTATCTGCTGCTAAAGCCGCAGGAGTAGTCATTGCTGTATACTTACTATGTAATCTTCCTTGTTCTGCCCACTTAATCAAGTCTGAGTTAGTTGGCATTTCAGCTCCTACCATTCTTAAGAATGATGCAACTGATCTATTTCCATAACGCTCAAATTCCTTTTCGTAAGTATCTGGTAAATACTGACTCAAGAAATTAAAATCTGTTATGTAGTTTGTTCTTGTGGCTACTTGCTGTGCACTAGGCTGCAAGTCAAAGCCAGGGACTGCTTGTACTGACATAATTTATTTATTTTTAAATGTTTATACTCGTTTTATACTTCTAATTTTGAGTCCTCTTCCACTATCATTTGATCTTACTGCTCGTATAGTCCTTCCGTCTTTTGTGACACTTTGTTGTGATTGTCTGATATCCATATTAATGTTTTTTGATTTTTTTGAAACATTATCTACAGTATCAGCCACTCCTTGGTCATAAAAAAACTTGGCATACTTTTCTGGATTCATAGCCATAGATAAAGCTCTATGGTATCCCGAAGCATCTTTCATTAATCCATCTTTATCCATATACTTATTTAAAAAAGTATTTACATCAGATTGTAGATTTTTTAATTCTTGCACTTCTCCAGGTTTAAAAGTTAAATTTTTTTCTCCAACCTTAAACTCAAAACCTTTGAATTCGTTGTTGAAAACCTCATCAGTTTTCTTGAGAAAATAATCATATCTCTTAGCATTAGCTTCTTTGACAGTTTTAGATTCATCAATGTAACTTTTATAAGCTGTTAACATTTCTTTTTCTTCTCCAGATAATCCACCCCCACTTGACTCAAGAGGAATTTTAAACTTATCTTTCTGATCGTTGAAATATTTCTTTGCTTTCGCAAGTTCTCTTTTTTTAGCTAGCTTTAATTTTTTAATAGCTTTTGGCTCGTCTATTTCTTCGTCAAACCCAAAGTTATCATCAATTAAATCTTTAATATCAATAGCGTCTAAACCTTCTTCGGTAGCACCATAATATTCTGCTAATAATTGATCAGAATCCATAGAATCAAAGTCTTTTTGTAAATTGTAAAAGTCATTAATTCCACGGCCTGTTTCTTTCTTATACTTCAAATATGCTGACACATCTTCTGGTAATTCTTCGTTTGCTTCTTTTTGTGCAAACAAATCATCAACCGATGATATGTCTTTGTCATACCTGTTTTTAATATATGTAAGAACGTCTTCGTCATTTAACTCTGACGAGGGAGTTTTTTCTTCAACAGTTTCTTCTGTTGTTTCCTCTGGCTTTACTTCCTCAGCCACAGGAGTTTCTACTTTTTCCGTTTGTTCAACATTTTGAACATCTTCAAACTTTTCTTCATGCTTTTCTAAAAGTTCTTGTTCAATTTGCTGTCTTGATTTTTCTTCTTTATTTACTTCTTTTACTTTTATTTCCATTTTATTTAATTTAAATTTTTACAAAGTTAATAATTATAATCCACCTAAATTTAGGCTATCTAGGATCAAACTCAGCTAAGTCAAAACCATCTAAACTATCTTCATTAGATTCAAAAGTTATAGGAGGTAAATTGTTTTTTCTCTGAGTAATCATTTGTGACTGCTGAGTTGATTGCTGGCTTATTCTTTTGTCTTTTGCTTTTTCTCTATTTTGCTCTCTTCTGTCAATAGCCTGCTCTTCTCTTCCTTTTAATTGCATTTGGAATTGGAACTCAGTCATCATAAGCTGTTCTTTTAATGCAGCTTCATTTTTAAGTTTTTCTATTTCAAAACCAATCTCAGCTTGCTTAACTTGCATTTTAGATTGTGTTTCCATTTGTATTTTTTGCATAGCAATTTGTGCCGCAGCTTGTTGTGACTGCATATTATTTTGCTGTTGCATTTGCATTTCAGTTGCTTTTTGTTGCTGCTCTTGTTGTTGCCTTTGTTTACGCTTAACTTTTAACAACTGATTTGCCATTTTAATATTTTTTATTTCTCTAATATCAATAGCGTCTTCTAAATCTATACCACCTTTAGATAAGGCCATTTGTATGTTTTGTTCTAACTGAGCCTTTTGCTCTTCGTCTGGACTCATTTCTATAAAAATACCAAAGTCATATAGATATAAGTTTTTTATATCATTAAGTATACCTAAATTATATTTTCCTATTTGCATCGCAAACTCATCAGCAAAATCTGCATATTCTAAAACATCAGCAGTTCTGATAGACAGAGCCTCTGCTAAAGTTTGTGTTAAATATAAACTACCTTCTAATATATGTCTGGTTGCTGTGTTAGAATTTAATGCAGCAAGTTTTTGTACTCCTACTAAAGAATTTGGATCAGGAGTTGAGCCATCTCTGGCTTCGTTTAATCCTGTCACTTGTCTAATCATGTCTAGATAATGATTGTAATTACCTATTAGCATTTGCATTTTTTGAGAACCACTTGATGATGTTAGTTGAGTTATAGGAACTCTAGCTTGATTAAAATCACCATCTTGGGTATAACTTCTACCTACAACACTACCTGTTTGAAAATATAATCTTAGTGCATCTGAAGGATCATATGCGTTTCCTGTTCCTAAGTCTACTTCATTCATTCCGTCTGCGTCTATAAACACACCATCAGGAACCACTCTTTGAACCACTTGTTGTAGCTTCATATGAGTTAGCTGAATTAAATCTGCAAAAGGTATCATACGTCTAACTAAAGACTCAATAGTTCCTTTATACATTCTAGGAGCTGTTGCTACATAATTAGGCATAGCATACTGACTTGCTGAATTTGGTCTAACCATATTTTTTGCCATTTCCCATTTCAACAGTATGTTTGTTCCCATTACCATAACTCCTTCATACCATACGTCAATTCTTTTTTCAACTTTCTCAAACTTTCCTTCCTCCATCATTTCTTGTGGTGGATTAAACTGATCGTCTTTTGGTACTACAGTAAAATTACCATCGGCAGTTTGTTTTTTCTTATAAACAAAACTCTCTGTGGATTTGTAATTAAAATATAATAATGTACAAGTATCTCTATAGAACATACTATTCTCGTACATTTGGGCTACATTATAATAATCATACCAAGACTGACTATATTTAGATATTTCTTCCATATCTTCTTGCGTCAAGTCTGGGTTTATTTTTAAAACTTCTGTTATTGGAATAGTTTTAATTTCTCCCCAGTAAAAACAATCTTTGAAATAAGGATCTTCCGTATAACTATAAACTACGTTTGCAGGATCTACATATTTAACTCTTATTCCGTCTCCTAGTTGAAACTCATGTTTTACCATTGAAATACCAAGAGTCATCAAATCCATATCACATCTCTTTCGTGTTTGATTATAATGGTTTTCTTCTAACAAGGTATTAATAGCAGTTTCATTAGCTATTTCAACGGCAGGCTTGTAATTCATTTGCATATACAATTCCATTTCAAGATCGCTTTCAGGTAGCTCATCAGGATTTACCTGAAACACATCCATTCCAAAGTCTTGTTCTATTTGTTTGAATAGAGGTTTAGCTATAACATTAGTTTCTATCATTTGCTGATACTCTCCTCTTCTTTCAGATGACATCGCATCTTGAGCATATGCCTTTACTTTAAACAAACGATCACTCATTCCGTTTACCACTATATCAACAAACTTAGGTATAATAGGAACTGGAGTCCAGTCTAAATTTAAATAAGATAAATCACCGTCTACAGCTAATTCATTTTTGTACTTAGCTATTGACTGCTCACCTCTAGCGTATAAACGAAGACGATTAAACTCTAGCCATTGGCTGTAAAACCTACATTGACCTGATCCTTCTTTTCTAAACCATTCATATTGAATTGCCTGCCCTACCTGCAACCCAAACTCTTTTGTTTTCTTCTCAGAATCAGAAGCAAATTGGTTTGGAAATGTTGCTGATTTTATGTCAATAGTTACGTTATCCATTATCTTATTATTTGACTTAGGGAGCTCTTGTTGTTATATCGTGCAAAGTTAATACTTATTTTTGATTTTTGTTTAGATGGTGTATATAAGTGCTTCTGATTGGCCATTATAGCTAAACCAGAACTTATAGCTGCATCAAACTTAGTTCTTTTACTAATATCAAACTTTGCCCAGTCTTCTAAGGTACGTTGAAAATACATAGCCCCCATGTCATCTGCATCTCTGTATGTACCTGAAAAATCTAATCCTATATATTTTTCTATGTAAGATTCTATAGCCGAAGCATGAGACTGCTTTACGTCTTCAGAAGTGTTAGGTATACCTCCTAATTCTCTTTCCGTTTTAGATAATTTATTATAAGTTTTATCTGGTCGGTTTAAACTAAATCCTCTATATCCTCTATTTTTCAAATGATACAATAATCTTGGTTTGTTATTCTCACATAAAATAGGCATACCATAAAACACGCATGCCATTAATACTTCTTCAAAAAATATTTCTGCGGTTTGAGGTCTGGCTATATATTCTAAAAAGAAATGGTTTGACGGAGCTTCCTCCATACTAAATTTTGTCATACCATGTAAAGCACCGTTAGATCCTTTACCAACCACAACACCTGAAATATCATAAGAGTCACAACCAAAAGAACCAAGATGTTCATTTCCTGGATACTTTATTCCATTACGAGTAATTACCCGATTTTGTAGATGAGCTCCTGGAGTCCAAGTTACTAAAAATCTACCACTTTTATTTGGACTAAAAATTACTTTAGAATCTTTGATACCATTAGCCCAAGAAAAAGAACCTCTGGTTGTATGTTGACCTAACATTAATGAGTCGTTATAATCTATTTGCTGATATATTTTAGTTAAATTAAACAATGATTGTTTGCTTTCATCTCTAAAAGCATGAGACTCTGATCTTGGAAATTGCCTATAAAATTCGTTCAAAGCGTCAGGGTCTTGAGATAAAGAATCAACTTCATTTTCCCAATAGTTTATTGCCCCTGTAGTTATTTCTTCTCCGTCAATTCCAATAACAGGTTTTTCTGGTGTGCGTAAAACAGGCATACCATATCTATCAATATAGCCTTCAAAGTTCCACTCCATAGGTATAAATAAATTATATAATCCAGATTTAGTTTGACCATTAGAATTTCGTTTACTACCATCTGAATCTTCAAATAATTTTTTAAAATTAGATCCTCCTTTGTCTAGTGCATTTGATGTAGAGCCCATCATACATTTACCTATAATTTTACTTCCTAACCTCAAACAAGTTTTTGTTACCCTCCAGTTATTTAATATGTTTTCTGGCTTTTCCCACTTACCACTTTCATCATGTAATAAATATTGTAGCTTTTCTCCGTCATAAGAGTTATCAGATGTATTCTTCCAATCTATTGTTGTATCTAGACCATCAAGCTCTTCATTACCAATATCATACATATTTTTTTTAGTAATTTTAGAGGCTGGTACTCTGTAAGCTAATTCTGTTTTAGGCTTATCCATACCATCTTGAATAGGTTTAAAAAAGAAGGGATAATTATTAGATATAGGAACTACTTTATCTGTAAACATTTTTTTAGCATCCGCACCAGTTTTAGACAAGATACCTATACGAGCATCTCTAGTTATAGTTGCTTGATTTACCCCTTCACATGAACTCATAAAAGAAAACCCTGAACGTCTTATTTTTAAATAACACATACCAAAACTTCTCTTGTCAGCTTTACAGGCTTCCCAAAAAATATAAAATATTCTGTTTGCTTCTCTAAAATCTGGATGTCCTACATCAATCTTAGTCCATTGTAAATACATATAATGAGTACCAGTTACATATGTAGGCAAGCCATTATTTTTAAACCAATATCCCTGCTCTCTTTTATCAAACTCGCTTTCTATATAATCTACCCATTGTGATTTAAAATTAGGTGGAGCTTCGTGCCATTGAAATATAGTTTGTATTCTTTTTAATACTTTAGGAAGTTCTTTAGACTCCCATACTTGGTCTTCTTTTTTCTTATTGTCATTATCAAATTTTTTAGGTGCTTTTGGCAATCCTATTTTTACATTACTAATTTCATAAACCTCACCTAAAGTTCCGTCTTTTGATATAATAACAATATCATATTTTTCATTATAACCATAAAGCCAAGTCTTAGCCCTGTTTTTATTGGACAATACATTTTTAGGTATATAGTTTTTTAAAACCCTAAATATTTTATTTTGATCTTGATTCTGCAAATCCTTTTGGTGTTGTTGTTTTTGTTTCTACTGTATTACCTTCTAATAAATTCTTTTCTTCTTCAATTCTTTTTAGTATTTCAAAAGCATCCATAATACATAATTTTTTAGTGGCTGCTGCATTTTTTAATCTATCTGCGGCAAGCTCATCATCTGCTTCATATTTAATAATATCTTCTTTTGCTACTTTAATTAATTGTTTTACAGCTTTTTCTCCTGCTGATATAATTTGAAATCTTAATTCTTTATTCATCTATTATAGTTGTTATATTATTAGTAAACATTCTGTATAATAACTCATCTTCAACTGTAAACTCATATTCACTATGCGGAGTAAATATAACATTATCCCCAACAGAAACCCCTAAATTAATTAATTCATCATTAATATATTTAACTGTTCCCTGAAGCCTTTCGTATTTACCCCCTTTATCAATAAAGGCTTTTTTTGCAGGTAAAGGTTTTACAAAACAATATTTTCCATGAGACTTCCATCCTTTATCAGTTTTAAATAAGTAAAACTGCTCAGGGTCTACGAAGAATAAATTATCTTTAAAATAGCTTTTACCACTTTTTCTTCTACCATACATATCGTTGTAAAATTTAAACACATTATGATGTACCAATAAAGTATCTCCTTTTTTTACTTCTCCTTTGTAATTTAATGGCAACTCTTTTACAACAGCAAATCTATTAGATGCCATATGGTCTTCTTCAGAAACGCTAGTAATAAACTCCATACCGCCTATGTTTCTTACATTATCATATCTCCTATTATTTACAGGTTCTACAATAAACGAGTGTATAGACCTCATTAAAAGTTAATATTATATTCTAAAGTTATGGGAAGCGTATATAAAAATTCTTTCCATATAAATATCTCATCGTTTTTTTCAACCCAGAGTTTATATGACTGTGTTTTTTCGCTAGCTTGTATTAAGTGTATTTTATAGTCCCCACCTAATACGGGTTGGTTTACTATATAGTGCATAGATCCTGATTTATAATCAGAACCAACTGAAATTTTTCTAATATCCATTTTATTTTATTTTTTATCTTCTACTAAACCCTTATTAATCTCGGCTGTTATCTCTTCAACAATAGCTAGTGTGCTTATTGGAAGTGATTGTAATA